TTACCATATTTCGTCACCCGCAGGGGTGGATTTACCCCAGACATCCTGCTCGCTAAGTTCCGCGGCGTTCATGTCACACTGTGCCAGCAGTTCATCAAGCGAGTAGCGCCTGGAGATGGGTGTCAGAATCAGTTGGTTGTTGCTCACCTGCGCTTCCACGCTCTGCCCCGGCTGTAAGTTAAGTTCTTTCATTACGATATTGGGAATGACCATACCTGCACTGTTCCCCCATCTTTTTATGGTAATACGCATCTGCACCTCCTTAAGTTATACAAAGTATAACTCACGGTGCTACAGGAAACGTTTTACCCCTGCACATTTGTGAACGCCAGCAGAGTTTTTTATGCGATTGCAGATATGGAAAGCGGCTCGGAGAGAAAAGCAAAAGATGGAAAAGTTACAAAAAAAAATCGCGAGATACATCGCATAAAACAACGCCACCCGAAGGTGACATGAAGGAGGCCGAGCACACTGGCCTCCCTTTGATATATCAATTAGTTACATTAATACACATAGTCTTAAGTGGGCTTATTTAGTCCTATTTTATGGGCAATATCTGGACAACTCAGCCACAGGATTAAAGCGCACAGCATCCTGTAGATAATCCGGTGCAAAATGGGCATAAGTCATCGTCTGCTGAATAGTGCTATGTCCAAGTATTCTCTGCAAAGTGATGATATTCCCACCATTAATCATGAAGTGAGTGGCAAAGGTATGCCGTAAAACATGTATCGACTGCCCTTCAGGAAGATCGGGCCTCACCTTTCTGATAGCAGCTCTGACAGCTGCATAACTTGGATAAATTAAACGACCAGTGGCCTTTGTTTTAATCATGCACTCCAGTTCTGACGATATAGGTATAACGCGACGCTTCCCATTTTTGGTTTCCATAAAAATGACTTTGCCGCTAATAACATGCTCCCCCTTGATATTTGCAACCTCACTCCATCTTCCACCTGTTGCCAGACACAACAAGACTGCTTTTAATTCATCACCAGATAACAACTCCAGTAATCGTGGAATATCTTCATGATACAAATAAGCCATTTCAGGCTGTTTGATATTAAGTTTTTTCACATCATGAAACGGATTAGCCCCAGAATATTCCTCTGCGTCAATTAGTTTTGTGAAAAAACCACTCATCATTGCGCAATAACGATTAACCGTGGATTGTTTTATTCCGCGGTTAAGCAACAATAACCGATAATTAATTATGTTCTTACGAGTAAGTTGGTCACTGCGTGTAACATTAATACTTTCAAGATCACTAATGACCGCAGAAATACGCACTCGCTCCATCGAACCGTAAGGATGATTTTTACCGTGATACAACCACCAACAATCCAGCAACTCCCTCAGCGAGCGCCGTTCTGTTGGCTTATCAACCCAGTCTTTGTCGTGGTAATGCTGCAATACATGACGCTCATACAAAACAGCCTCACCACGAGTATCAAATCGCCGCCTGAATCTCTTTCCTTCTGATCCAGCAGGCCGCACGTCCACACAAAATTTGCCATTAGCGAGCTTCTTAATCGACATAAGGAAGCCCTCCAATGAAAACATCATCTTGATCACTGCTCTGGGAAATAAATGCCTGGTGAACCGTTAACCAGTTTTCTTGCCGGAGCGGGATGATTCCACTTCGTCTTGCCCAATGTGTGCGAGAGCCGGTACAACCTGCCCGGCCTTGGGTTCAACTTCATCAAACAAAAACCAGTCGCGATATTTAGAAAATCTCGGGTGCTTGAAAAGCTTGATAGTGATCTCAAGGCCAGGAAGGTTACGACCATACTCATAACTGGTCAGAGCAGAATAAGAAATCCCAATCATATCAGCGAATTCCCGCTGAGTGAGATCTTCAGATTTACGCATGACGCGAATTTTTTGAGGAATGTCCATTTGACAAACTCCTACACATGTGTAGATTAATACCACATATGAACAGCAAACAAATGTTCTAAGTGGTTCCAACTAGTGCCAATTAGAAAAAGCACCAATGGCGGAGGATATCAGATGCAAGAAAGCACTCAAAACGCGCCTGAGTCACTTTGCGGAACACGATGCGCTCACCTGTCAGAAATGCCAGAAGGGGAGCATCAAAAAACAGAACGCAAAGCACGTGAACGTGAAGAAATTCGACTTTCAGAAAATCCCTCGCATCTCCTGTCAAAAGAAGGATTTGCGCTGTATATCGGCAAAACGGTTAGCGCCATTGTGAGCATGGCTAAAGCAGGGAAATTGCCAGCCGTGTATATGGCAGACCCTCTTAGGCCAGGAGGAAACGCTGAACTCTACATCAACAGAAAAGCGTGGGATGAAGCATGTGATCGCTTGATCGAAAACGCTCCGCAGGAATGGCATGACTGGGAAAACCGCCTGTTTTTATTTAAGCCGACACATAGCGAACGAAGCAGAACTAAAAAAGCGAGGGCCGCATGATTGCTTTATTGTTAACACATTATTTTCGTCGCCGTTATTTCAAACACGGGCAGTTAGTGGGCTATATCACACTGCCTGAATGAGTTAAAAGAGGTAACAGTAGAATGAATCACAAAAATAAAGCGCTACTGGAACGACTGGAAACCCTGAAAAACGAAAAGCCACACCAGAAGCTTTTGCTGGTTTTTCCGGGCAAACCACAGGTTGAAATCAGCATTGACTACCACGAATTACACAGAACGTTCGCTGACCTGATGGCATTTAAATCAAAGCTTCAGAATGGCGAAGATTTGAAAAATGTTACCCTGCATCCTGATGATGAATACGGTCATTTTTGTCGAGATGGTGTCAAAGAAACGATTGGAATGATTTTAGAACCAATATACGGCGTTGCGCTCCGTTTCCCCGCCAAAGAAATCTTTGAGCTTTATCGACAAATTTTAAGCAGTGACAACATGGTTATTGAGGTCGGAAATGTGCCAGAGAAAATCTCCGGCACGGGAGTTAAATAATCACTCAGGGAAAGTCCATGTACTTGCCTGAGGATATTTTTCCAACGTGAGCTTACGCACTTCGTGCATAAGCTTACGAATGGTATTTGATGGCTCTCCTTTATTCGGAGGATTAACCGGCGCTTTCTCTAATACAGAAATTGCCGCATTTAGCGCATCAATAACCTTTTTATCATAGGACATATTTTATTCCTTTGTGGTTGGTTGAACACGCGCCCTTTACAGCCCCTTCAAGACTGTGGGCGGTGGAAAAATACCACAAAACCATGCGCCGGGCATGGCTAAAACCCGGCACAAATTCGCAACAGCAGCAGGATATTTTTGTATGAAGCAACGACGTAATTCTTCACAGCAGCGATTCCGCAACGGGACGGAACGCCACGCTAACCGCTTCGCTACCAGTGCATCACGTAGCAGCTCTCGCTACAGCCTGAACGAAACGCACGCAACACCAGACGGACACGCTGTAAAACAAATCGGCGAGCATACCTGGCTGATTGAGAAAGCTGGAATCGTGGTCCACAAATGCCCGCGCAATCCGTTTACCGGAAACCGCATTTTTGCTCTGAGCAGCGGCGACAATCAGTTCGGGCAGGATTTCACATTATACGAAGCGCTTCGCACGGTTGATCGTCTGCTGCGTGGACAGAGTTTTATTAAACAGGCTGATTTATAACAGGTGCTTTATGACTAAAGACCATACTCAAGGTGTATTTATCCGCTTTATTGATTTTCGCGGTGAACTGTTATTACGCGCATCCGCTATTGATGGAGTGGCTCCGGCGGGGAAAAACGGAGCCGCCGAAGCCACTTACGTTTATCTGAACGGCACGCGACTGATCGTGGAACTTCCGTACCAGACCGTACGCGAAATCATTAGCGAAGCTGAAAAGGCTCGTCAGGTTAATGGCGATAAACCCTATATCGAAATTATCTGTATGGATTCAGAAGCTGAAATCCAGAAGGCAGATTAAAGGGTGTGCGATGGACAAAGAATATAAAGCTCTTGTCAACAAAGCACTTGAGCGTTTTTATTTTCGCTTAAACACATCAGGGGCCCAGGCAGAACACGCAGCCCATGATTCATTAGCGAGGGCAATCAGAAGCCTTTATGACGTGGCCTTTTACGCTGACGATTTGGATGCGATTAACGAACTTTCCGAACTCGTCTGCGCTGCAGAATGCGGGGATCGCATTGAACCATATAAACTGGGGAATATCGCATGAGTATATTTATGTCATGGATTGTTCTGATTATTTCGGTGGCCTGCGCAATCGGGATTATGCGAATTATTCATTCAGTGAAAAAGATTGAGCGTTTTTTTCTGACGAATAACAGCACAAATAAAACACCAGATTAAATAAGAAAACGTGAAAACCATCCGAATTAGCGGAGGCATTCACACACGTAAATAATGGAGATAGAAAAATGAACGCAAAAGAAAAAGGCATTGTAACTGCGCTAAAAAATATATCGAAGACCGCAAACAGAGCCATTCAGGATGCAACAAATGCAGGAATGATTGGGCCTGCCACCACAGCCATGATGATAGCAAGAGCAACCGCCGAAGCAGCCGAAATCATCGAAAAACAGGATGCTGAACTAACGGTTCTCAAAACACAACCAACCACCAGACTGAATTTATCTGACATTGGACACCTTATTCATATTATTGGCTCGGAGCTACAGCAATACATCATTATCGCCGAATTGCAGGACAAATACCTGATTACCCCTTACCCCATAAGAGAGTCAGAAGTTCTGACAAATCTCCGCCTGATAGAACGCACTCAGGTCGCATTCATTGATGGCACGCAACGTGCCGTATTTAACGCATAGGGCTATTGGACAAAGAGAGCGTAATGGCAATTAAGCATTTTCCCGTCGTTCGCTTTACCTCCAGAGGGCGCGAATACGAGGTCGACGAACGCCTGATTACCACTATCGACAAACACCGTTCAGAAAAAGATGCACATCACATCTATCTCACTGACGGCACTTACTTCTGCGCCACCAACGTGGTGCAGGTGAATCTTATCAGACTGGTACAGGAGTCACGCAGATGACCATTCTGGACTACATCGCCGCCAATCCGGGTTGTAGCGGTGGAGAAATCGCCGCAGCACTGAATACCCCAACCACAGCCATTAATGCGGAGTTACGCCGACTCTGGCGCGACGGCTTAGTCATCAGAGAAGAACGCAAAACAGGCGGTCGGTTCTCTTACCAGGTAAACCCGATGCCGTTCGGGTGTGGCAACCCACTTACTCACATGTTTAACCAGCTACTGCAGGAAGCCAGAGCATGAGCACCATCAACCACCAGGAACTACGCGAACTGGCGACTGACCTGCAACGAATAGCAACGCATCAAAAATTACTGGCGTTTCGCGCAATGCTCTCGCCATCTGCCGTGCTGGCACTGCTGGATGAGCTGGAGCACGCCAGAACCATGGCTCCTGCCATTCGCCTGACGCTCCATCATGAAATCGCTGATTTCTGTGCACCACTGGGTTCACCTGGCGAACCGGAAACACCGGAAGCAATGCAGCGAGAGCTGCTGCAACACATCGACAACGTTTTCGATTTTTTCCTTAACCAGTAAAGGACCGCGATATGAACAAAAAGACCTGGTTTCGCGCATACATGTGGGCGCTGGTATGCGTCCTCGTCTCTCTCATTCTGTATGCAGGACTACTCCCCCGAATGATTTCATCAGACAGCTCCTTCCTGGTATTGCTGGGCATTTTCATTGCCATGCTGTACCCGGCAGGCGTTGTTCGCCTTTTCAGTAAGTACATCAAGGAAATCAAACAATGAAGAAATTCAAACTCTTTCAGATTCTCCCGCTTTTTGCCGCCATCCTGCTGGTTGGTTGCGATCGCGTTGAGCCAGGTAATGTGGGCATCAAAGTCAACAAACTGGGCGACGACAAAGGCGTCGGCGAAGTGGTTGGCGTTGGCCGCTACTGGACTGGCTGGAATACCGAGGTTTACATCTTCCCGACCTTCAAACAAATGAAGACCTACGATGAGCCGTTCAGCTTCCAGATGAGTGACGGCACAACCATCGGCTATCACATCGGTGTGGCCTACAAGGTTGATCCATCCAAAGTTACTACAGTGTTTCAGACCTACCGCAAAGGCGTGGATGACATTACCGACACTGACCTGCGCCAGAAGATCGCCGATGCACTCAACCGACTGGCCAGCAAAATGACCACCGACAAATTTATCGACGGCGGGAAATCTGAACTACTGGATGCAGCTCTTAAAGACATTCAGGAGGAAATGACACCCATCGGTATTCAGGTAATGAGCCTCTCATATGTGGGTAAGCCGGAGTACCCGTCAACCGTTATCGACAGCATTAATGCCAAAGTCACGGCAAACCAGAAAACCCTGCAACGCGAACAGGAAGTCAAGCAACGTGAAGCAGAAGCCAACATGTTGCGCGCAGAAGCTGCCGGACAGGCTGATGCCATTCGCACAAAAGCCCAGGCTGAAGCCGACGCCATTCGTTTGCGTGGTGAAGCTCTGCGCCAGAATCCCGGTGTTATGGAGCTGGAAGCGATTAACAAATGGAACGGCACGCTACCGCAATACATGACCAGTAACACCGCTGTTCCGTTTGTTCCGGTGAAGTAATTCAACCCGGCCAGTGAAACCGCTGGCCGAAAATATAACGAATAAACAAAAAGCCAGAGGACAGAGCATGCACAAAGCCTTTGAACGATGGATGCGCCAGCGTTACGGCAATCGCTATGACCTGACAAGGGATGTTGATGGCTACTACTGCCGCGAAATTGTGAAACGAATGTTTGAAGTGTGGTGTCACGCTCGCGGCCTGTACGCCGTGTAATCCATGTCACTGTCAGAAGATTAACCCATGTACACACAAAAAAACCGCTTGCCATGCCGTAATCAGTCAGGTTACATTTCCGCTGCACCTCATAAAACGGGTGCCGGGTTTCGCAGCCTGCTGACTAGCAAAGCGCACAACCGCGCCAGCGGTTTTTTTGTGCGTACCGTATCGCCACGTCTTTTTCGCACACGAATTATGGTGGGGCGTATGGGGCCGACTTCGGTCGGGCCGGGTTCTTTGCTAGCCGGTACTGCGAACCTCGTACGTCTCGCCACCCACAGTTTCGCAGCTCTGGATGGTGAGTTTTCACAACTTACTAGCAAAGAGGCCACACCATGGCAAACCGCAAACAGCGCGCATACGCTGCGCGTCGTCACATCCAGACTGAAATCGATCGCAGACTCACCCGCGCTGCACACATCGCCTTTATCATGCAATCCAACACATTGCACAGACTCAACAGCACTATTTCAGCCGACTACTGCGCCGCTGTATTCAGCTATCTGGCGGAAGACCTCCTGTCTCTTCAGGATCTCATCCAGCAGCAAAACAAACTCCATTAATTACGGTACCAGGTCTCTCCTGCACTTTGCGGCGGGAGGCCTGCGCACATCTTTAACAAAGCGAGGTGCAGCATGATTGACCGTCATGACTTCGTAAAATGGGTGCGCACACAGGACACCCGTCTGGCTCCAAAACTTCAGGCAATGTTTGATCTCTATCTCCGTGCCCGTGCCAGCCAGGCACGCACCACAAAACCGGAGAACACAGACACCCTTTATTTCACCGTGGACGACTGTTACCGCGTGGTCTTCACACCACACGGTCTGGCCCTGTACACCCTGACACCACGCAGCGACTCCCTGCTGGCGTATTACAACTCCCCGGCTTCTGTATTTGCAGCCATACTGGCGCATCGCACCGCTGGCGGGTGTGCATCGCTGAATGAATACACCGCTGAATTTAACCGCCTGTCCGCCCTCTTCTCGCAGGAGTGGCAGCGCGTGACGGGATACCAGCCATGAGTGAGTTTGCATGGAGCTGGAATGAACCGCAGCCAGCCATTGATCCGGACGACTTCGCGAACTTCAGTCGGTTGCCAAAAACCGGACTGCAACGCGCCATTCGTTACTACCGCGAAGCGGACAAAAAGGCTCAGGAAGAACAGGAAGCGAAGGAAGAAGCCCTTTTCGCACAATCCGATACAGGCAAAAAACTCATGGCGTCCCTTGAGGAAGCCGGGCAACGCGAAAAACTGATAAAAAACATCATCAGTAAGCGCCAGGAAATAAAGCAAGACCCGGTGGCCCGTGCCTTTGCCAAACTGAAGGCACTTCCCGTTTATTTGCGTGCCCCCCTGAGCCGCCGCCTCTCTTTTTTGCGTAAAAAGCAAGAGTCAGACCGCCAGAAAGGGAAAAAAGCCAGTCAGGCTGACGGGTACGCGCAGGGAACGCTGCGCAAGATATTCGAACGTCTGGACCGCACCGACCGCCGCTGGCTGACCCCGGCTTATTGCGCCCTTGCCGGACGTGAACGCCTGGACGATTTGCTGTACCTGCCGCAGCTTAACAAGCACCAGATACAGACGCTGGCCACCATGACTGCGGCGATGTTCAGCTGCACCTTCGAAAAACTCTGCGATGGCTTTGGCGCGACTGATGGCGAGCTGACCATGGATGTAACGCTGAAGGCATATCAGATGCTGGCCCGCATGGCGTTACACCTGCACGCCATGCCGCCACATTATGACGCACTGACAACAGATAAAGACCGGAGGAACGAACCGGACACGGAGCTGCTGCCGGGCGCAATCCTTCGCCTGACCTGTGCGGAATGGTGGAAACGCAAACTGTGGCTGTTACGTTGCGAGTGGAGAGAAGAACAACTCCGCGCCGCCTGTCTGGTTTCCAGAAAAACATCACCCTATCTGAGCCAGGACGCGTTAAGCGAGTTTCGCGCACAGCGCGAGAAAACACGCGATTTCCTGAAAAGTTTCATGCTGGAAAATGAAGACGGGTTCACGATTGATCTCGAGACGGTGTATTACGCGGGAGTAAGTAACCCGGTTCACCGTAAGGCAGAAATGATGGCCACCATGAAGGGACTGGAACTTCTGGCCGAAGCCCGTGGCGACAGAGCGGTGTTTCTGACCGTCACCTGCCCGTCAAAATACCACGCAACAACGGAGAACGGTCATCCGAACCCCAAATGGAACGGGGCCACCATGCGCGATTCCAGCGATTACCTGGTTAACACGTTTTTTAAGGCGGTCCGCAAAAAACTGAACCGCGACGGCCTGCGCTGGTATGGCATTCGCACGGTGGAGCCTCACCATGACGGCACCGTGCACTGGCACATGATGGTCTTTGCACATCCGGAAGAAATCGACAGCATCGTGGACATCACCCGTGATATTGCCATTCGCGAAGACCGCCACGAGCTGGGCAATGACATAACTCCGCGCTTTAAGGCAGAGTACGTCGACGGTTCGAAAGGTACGCCGACCAGCTACATCGCCACCTACATCGGAAAGAACCTGGACAGCCGCGCCGTGGATGGCATTGACCCGAAAACAGGCAAACCGCGCATCGACGACGAATCAGGAAAGACGATGGCAGAAAGCGTGGAACGCGCCATCGGCTGGGCGCGCCTTCACCGGGTCCGCCAGTTCCAGTTCTTTGGCATCCCCTCCCGTCAGGTATGGCGTGAACTGCGCCGCCTTGCCTGTCAGATGGCACGTAACCCACAGGGACCGCAACGTCTGGAAAATGACGCAATGGATGCGGTTCTTGCTGCCGCTGATGCCGGATGTTTTGCCACCTACATAGAGAAACAGGGCGGCGTGCTTGTTCCACGCAAAGACTACCTGATTCGCACCGCCTACGACCTCGCAGATGAGCTGAACGATTACGGCGAACAG